GAAGATGTTTTTGTCGGCATCGACATTGACGATTGCGTCACTTCTCCTTCGATGATGCAATCGTCAATGTCGATGCCGACAAAAACATCTTCGTCGCAAAGTACAAAACAAATCTGCTCCTCTCGACAAACGGATTCGTAATGCGAAAACGTCTTCGCGTCGTTAGTTCGCAGCTTACGCTTGAATCCAGGCATGTACGGGATCTTATTGCCGTCTTCGCTTCTCCAAACGCCCCACTGTTTGTAAGGCTTCATTACTTCTGGGACTTCGATCATCGCTAGCTCTCCATGAATTCTTGCCAGTCCGCGCTGACAGCATCTGTTTCTTGTTCATTCAGAACTTGCGAATCGAAAGATAGATCAACCAGTTCCATGAACCTTCGATTATCGGCTTGAGCTTTAATTTTCACCGCGACTGGTGACGGCAATCCTTCGATGATCAGCTCGTTTAGTCTGAGCGAACATTCTTCCGCGTCGCGTGGAATATCGGTCATCTTCCCTTGAGTCAATTTTTTTATAACTCGCTCCGCTTTGTTTCGCGCAAATCCAGAATGCTCGACGCAAAGAAAAGCACTCACAACAGGGAATCCAATTGGAAAGGCGGAATTAAAAAAACTTACCTTCAGTGTTCGTTTCGTGGTTTCGTCGCCACCTTTTTTTGTATGTGGCTGGACTGTTATGCATCCAATTTGTTCCCATGTTCCTTCATCTTGATCGCTTGTTACTGCCGCTTTCGTCGGTTTACCATTCAGCGATTCCCAGAGATCGCCACGCTCGAAAGTGTATTCACAAGCTGGGCATTTCATTTGATTTTGCGTCAGTGCCTCATCGCACTGAGGGCATTTTTTGATCGATGGTTTCTTTTCCTTTGCCTGACCAGCGACAGCTGGAATGACGATTTGGTCGATTGGTCCGTGTCGATCCAAGTTCTGTCCGTAGTCGATTACTAGGCAATATGATTTCGCAAACCAAGTTCGTAATCCGCGTCCTACCATTTGATAGTACAAGCCTGGGCTCGTTGTGGCTCGCATTAGCACAACGCAATCGATGTTCGGAGCATCGAATCCTTCGCAAAGCACTGTACAGTTGATTAGAAACGGGATTCGACCGGCCTTGAATTCTTGAATGTATTCGTCGCGAAGATCGTCGTCGGTGTCGCCAGTAATCAATCCGCAAGCCATTCCTCGATCGACTAACGATTGCCGAACTTCCTTCGCCTGATCTACGCCAGCACAAAAAACGATCGTTGCTTTCCTTTCCGCAATCTGACATCGTCGAAGCATGTCTTCGATAATCTCTTCACTCTTCACCGCAAAAGCTATTTCTTGCTCTCCAATGGCAAAGTCCCCGCTCACTTGTTTCATTTTTTGAGTGTCGATTTCGCTTTTCGATATCTTGCTGGATATCGGGCAAAGGAATTTTTCCTTAATCAATCGGTTGACTGGGACTTCGTAAGCGACTTCCTGAAACCAGTTTTGATCGCAAGGACCACAAATCAGACCTTTGCGGATTCGATAGGGTGTTGCGGTTAGTCCGATAACTCGTAGCTTTGGATTGACCGTGGATAGGTCATCGAGAAATTGACCATACATTCCTCCCTGGTCTTTACTTGGCACTCTGTGTGCCTCATCGACTAGCACTAAGTCAATATGCCCAAAAAGTTTTGCTTGCTCATAAACGCTCTGAATCCCGCAAAGCGTTACTTGTTGGCTTGCATCCTTGGCGCCGAGTCCCGCAGAGTAGATACCCGCGTCGACGCCAAATTTCTCTAGCGTGCCTTGGGCTTGTGATAGCAGTTCTTTGACATGCGTGATCAATAAACATCTTTTACCCCATCGAGCTGAATCAGACAGTTGTGCAGCTGCTAGAGCTGTTTTTCCTGCTCCAGTGGGAAGAACGATTACTGGATTGCCTGGGTTCTTTTTGATCCATTCCCAACAAACCGTTCGGGCTCGTTCTTGGTACCAGCGAAGTTCCATGCTTGACTCCACGAAGAAAAGCGATGGTGAAGTGTGTCTTCACCATCGCAAGTGACAAAACTAAACTCGCGTACTTTCGTTTTAGAACGGTGTTGCCGTTGGGTCGTCGCTAGCTTCGATCGTAGCTGCTTGTGTTCGGTCTAGATATTTCTTAATTGTGTTCACTTCGTCGGTGCTGTCTTTCGATTTCTTCTTAAATCCGAGTTCAGCGACAAAAGGGCGATCGACAATTTCGCTCATCGACTTGATTGTCTTAAATCCGAGCGCCGTAAGTAATTTTGAAAACTCTCGCTTGCCAATAGATTCAGCTTGAGCGTTTTCGTTCTTGATATTGAACATCTCCCAGAATTTGCGACCGTTGTATTCGCCATCGGTGACCTGGAATTCACAGTCGACAAAGTAGCCGTTCTGGTTTTTGTTTCGTTTGTAGTCTGCTCGCGTAGCAACCACAACGTACTTGCCAGCTGGAATCAGGCTTGCGCGACTCGACATGTCGACGCCTTCGGTATCAAATCCGCCGAATTCCGTAACTGTCTCTAGTTCATTAAATTCTTGATCTTGACTCATCTTACTTTCTCCAAAACAAAAACAAACGAAAACAAAACAAACGTTACTTCAAAAACTTTGCGTAGCTTTTTTCAAAGCAATCTTTCGTGAAATCAATCTTGTCCGGTAATCCAAGGCGATTTTTCGCGTAGGCACCAGGTTGTTCCGTTGTGTACATTACACGACGCACATCGCCGATACCAATCACCCGAGTCTGATTAAAGCCTTCGTCGAGCACTTTTGTTGTGAATTCCTCGCCGACAAAAAGCACTTCATCGCACCATTCTTTGAGCATTTCGGCACAAACATCGGTCATTTTCGCATTGTACTTGTAAAAACTTGCTCGATCTGGTGGTTCGATTTTAACCTGGTCCGCGTGAGCCAACAAAAGAATATGCATGCCGCGTTTTTTCGCGATCTCCTCCAGAAGAGCGATCAATCGCATTGTTTGGGCGCCGGACTTAGCTTTCCCTTTACCAAAATCGAAATCCGCTAGCGTCTCTTTGCCATGCTTCTTAGCAAGTGATTCTTCAAGCATGCGCACCATCCAGTCGATGGTGTCGATCACCAGTGTCTTAAATTGGTGATCTTCATTTAAAAGCGAAACAAGAAATGTCCAGGCTTTTGCGCCGTCCTTGAAGCAATCGAATCGAGTGATATCAAGATCTTCTGTTCCGCGTTCGATGTCGATGAAGATTGCATCGGGCCACCGCGCAGCAAAAGAGCTTTTTCCGCATCCTTGCACCCCATAGAGCAAAGTCCTACGTGGTTTCAAGAGCTTTCCTTTACTAACGTTTGTTAGTAGTGACATAGTTTATTCCTGTTGATATGGGGGGGGGAGTGTTTTGTTGGTAAATTGAAAACGGGGCAATGCTACAAAAATGCGTCAACGGCATTTGCGTTCCAGCATTCATCGGTCATTTGCTCGATTGTTGCGCAGTCTAAGCCTTTATTTGCTTTCTTACATTGGCGAATATAGATCGTCAATCTAGCGATTGCTGCCATGTTGATTTGCCAACCGGCGAACCGCATTGCAGCTAATACGTTTCTAGCTCGATTGCAAGATTCTGGAAAATCGTAATCGGCGAGCAGTTGCCCAAGTGTGCCAAAAAATACTTTTCGAGCTGTATCGTTTACATCGAATGATTCTTCGTCTTGCCATCGTCGAAAATGAAGAGAATGAATCAAGTCTTCATACGAAAGCTTATTCGCCAGATCAAAGGCAAGCGGGATTGTCAATGTCGGCTTTATCATGATAACTATCTTTCGAAGTCAAAAAACAAAAGCAAAAAGCAGAACACTAAGCACACGCGAAGCATACAGATTGATTCGTCACTGGTCAAGCAATCTTGATCGCGACTCAGAAAAAAAAGTTTGGGTACATCTAGGTTTTCTAGATTTCGTACAAATTTTCCTGACGACGATGTTCGGATGTTTTTTGAACGCTAGCAAAAAAATTGGTTTTTCATTTTTCGGATTCTGGAATTCGAGCTTTCATGGAATTGAGATTGATACAAAAAAATGGATTGTTTTTCGGGTGATCTTGTTTCGGGTGTGACGGGAAAATTTTGTCCGCACACTCGGGAAATTCGCAGCTAAAAATCCGAAAAAGTGTTGCCAATATTGCCTGGTTATTGTCGAATTGCCTGGAGTGTACTTGGTGTTCTGTCTTCATGGAGAACGAAAATAGTGAGTATCAACGAAATCAACGGCTGGTCGCTGGACAAGTGCAACGAAGAATTGGTCGCCGCATGCCACTATTCGTTGCACAATGACGTTACTGAGGCTCGTGAGGCCGTTATTGAAATGGCTCGCGAAATGGGCATGTTGCCCAAAAAACAAATCCGCATCCGGCTCTCACACGGCCAATTTATCGTGGAGAGTGTCGACAATAATGGAGTATGGGTACTGACAGAGCCAGGACAGTGCTCGTTCGATAACCAGGACGACGCTCAAGATTACGTCGACGGCTGGATTGCTGCGAC